GATCGGCGCAAACGGACCCTGGCGGCGCTGATTGAGCAGATGGACAGCGCCTATTACGCGCTGGCAGAGCGCGTGCAAATCCAAATCAAGGGGGTGGGGGCGTGATTCTCCGCGACTATCAAACCGCCGCCAGCCACGCCGCCGACCAGGCCATGCGCCAAGGTCAGTCCGGGGTTTGCCTGATAATCCCGACTGGCGGCGGCAAAACGATTGTGATGGCCGACATGATCCATCGCTGGCTGACTACCTGGCCGGATACCCGCGTGGCGGTACTGGCCCACACGAAGGAACTGGTCGAACAGAATACCCAGAAATTCAGGATATTTTGGGACGCGCAAAACCACACCCCGGCCCCGGTTGGCGTGTATTGCGCCGGTCTGAAGCGCCGCGATATGGATGCGTCCGTGCTGTTCGTCAGCATCCAGTCGGTCGCCCGAAAAGCGATGCAACTGGGGATGTTTGACGTTCTGCTGATTGACGAAGCACACCACATTCCAACGGCCCGCGACGAGGGTATCTGGCGCACGTTTATCAATGATGCCCGCCGCGCCAATCCGAACCTGCGCATCATTGGCCTGAGCGCAACACCGTGGCGACTCGGTAGCGGGTCTATTATCGGGCCAGACTCCATCCTGCAAAGCATCGCTTACGAAATCGGCGTTGCGGACCTGATTCAGCAAGGGTATCTCAGTCCTTTGATCTGCAAGGGCAGCGCCGTGCAACCCGATACGTCCCGCCTGCACATCCGGCAGGGCGAGTATATCGGGGCGGAACTGGCGGAACTGATGGACCAGCAAAACCTGATTGAGGGCGCTGTGCAGGATATGGTGCGGCTGGGCCACGACCGGAAAAGCTGGCTCCTGTTTTGTTCTGGCGTGGCGCACAGTCAGCACGTCGCCGATACTCTGAATGCGGCGGGTATTCCTGCCGCCAGCCTGACCGGCGAAACCCCTGGCACAGAACGCGACCGCCTGATCGTTGATTTTAAAGCCGGCAAGATTCGCGCCCTGTGCAATTGCATGGTGCTTTGTCTCGATGAGAAAACGCAAATCTTAACGGATTCAGGATGGGTAGGTATTGACGACATTAATCCTCAGTCGCGTGTGGCGAATTGGGATAATGGCAATATCTATTTTGAAGAGCCGCTAGATATTTTCAAGCGGGATCGGGGTATTGATGAGCGAATGTTTAGCATTCATCACCACAGCGCTAGGGTTACGGAAGGGCACAATATCCTGGTCGCGTCTGGTGGCAAGCGTGATGTTTGGAAAAAAAGACCTGTCGAGTCTTTGAATGGAAAACAGTGCATCATGCCTGTTTCTGGGTTGGCCCCGCCTAAATCCATTGATCTGCCTATGCAGGTTCTTCCAAAATCAAAGCATGGGCGATTGGTTTCTGCGCTTTCTTACCATCTGCGAAAAACACATGGGATGACCCCGGCAGGGGCAAAGATCGAGGCAACCCATAGAGTCAATACCCGTTATGCAATGCAATATACCGCAGTTGAAAACCTGACGGATGAGCAATGTGCGTTTATTGGGCTGTTTCACGCAGACGGGACCAAGACCGCTTTAAACAAAGGCGGCTTTGAGTTTAAGTTTGCTACCGGAAAGCATCAGCCATCTATTGTTGAGGCGTTCAATAAAGTTTTCGATGGCGTTGATTGTCACCGCATTGAGCGAGAAAAGCAAAGCACGATTGAATGGAGCTTTTCTCGTGGGACCGGAGGCGGGCATCAAAAACGCAAAGGTGTTTTTGAAATTGAGATTTACCTGAAAAAAGGCAGTCTTGATTTTTTATGGGGACTGGATCAACGCCAGTTTGATGCGTTTATTTATGGGTTTTGGCTAGGGGACGGCAATCACGGCAATCACGGGCAGCGCCCTCCTGCGTCCAAAACTATTTCGCTCTATCAAGCCAGCCCTGATGTCCTTGATATAATTCAGGCTGTGGCTGTTTGTCGAAATTATAAATCCTACCTGTCTTATACCCCAAATGGAGAAAACTTCATTCTTGGTACGTTGTTCCTGTCGAAAAAAACAACACACAACATTGCTGCCCGTCATTCATGGAAAGAAGAATCTTCTTACACGCCTGAGCGAGTTTGGTGTGTAAAAACCAAAAGCGGAAATATTATTACCCGAAGAAACGGGTCAGTGACTGTTATGGGGAATTGCGAGGGCTTCGACCATCCCGGTATTGATCTCGTGGCGCTGTTACGCCCGACCAAAAGCGCCGGACTGTATTACCAAATGGTCGGGCGCGGGTTTCGTCTGGCCCCGGCCAAAAGCGATTGTCTCGTACTGGACTACGCGGGCGTGATTGCCGAACACGGCCCGGTGGACGCCATCACGGTCAAAAAACAAAAGGCTAAAGGCGAAGCCGCCACTACGGGCGCGCCGACTAAAACGTGCCCGGAATGCCAGACCTATCTCCATCCATCAACCAATCCCTGCCCGGAATGCGGCTATACCTGGGCGCGTGAACTCAAGCACGAGGCTCAGGCGAAAGCGGCAGCAATTTTATCAACCCAGTTGCCGCCTCCGCCCCCGCCCGTTCGTTACGACGTGTCCCGTGTCGCCTATTCCAAGCATCTCGGTAAGTCCGGTGTCCCCACCTTGCGCGTGGACTATTTCAGCGGACTTTTTCGCGTGGCGAGTGAATGGGTGTGCCTGGAACATACCGGGTATGCGCGGCAGAATGCGGAAAAGTGGTGGAAACAGCGCGAACCCCGCCCGATGAAATTCATCCCGATAACCGTTAATCAGGTCATGGACTGGATTGATGGCGGGTATGAACCCAAACAACCCACCGCCATTCACGTTCGGCCCGCCCGCGACGCGAAAGGCTGGCCGGAGATCGTGAAATACGAATGGCCGAAATCGGATTCCGTAATGCTCAAATGCGCTGCCTAGAAAGGAACGCCGCGATGACTGCTGTAAATCAGGTAGTGGACGCGCTGTACCGGATGTTTACCGCCACGATTTTGTTCCCCGATCCACGGGATGAAGAGTACTGCCGGGTGCTGTGTAGAGGCCGCTACCGGAACCTCCGCATGAGAACGCTGAGCCATGACCGAAGAAAGTCTAGCCTTGCAGCGCATGAACGCCGCTGAGGATTTCCCGCGCAACACCTGCCCAGCCTCCCGGATTACAGCGGGCCTCGCCGAGGCGATGATCACGGGCCGACCCTATCCGCTGCTGACGGAAGAGCGGGAATACTGCGGTGCGATGCTGGCCGCCACGGTGGCGGCCCTGTGGGAACTGCGAACCGAAATGGCGCGATTGCCGGCGGCGAAAATCAAAAATCTTTAAAAATTTCTCTACCTACTCCGTTGTAGTAGGTAGGAACCAAGGAGAACTGTCATGTTGTTCAACAATCCCCGTATCACCGCCGCCGCTGACCGATTGGTCGCTGCACTCGAATCTGGTCAGGAGTTGGACCAGGAGCAAATCGAGTTTTTGGAAACTTACGCTTTGGACAGGGCGCTCGATGTCGCCTTGTCCGGTGGCGATATGGACAACCTGGTGAGCCGCGTTGACGCGGCTAGAAAGGAGCGCAGTCATGCACGATAGCCCCCGCTCGGTTCTCCGCTACGAGGTCCGTGCAGTTGAATATGCACGGATGGGAGTCGAAGTTGGTGATCGGCATGTTTCCGACCATGTTTGGCCGGACGAGGCTACAGTAGCCGCCTGGGAGTTCTATAATCGGCACCCTGACGAGGATCATTCGGTTTACGTTAATCAGTATTCCAATGGGGTGCTGGTTGACACCTATCCGATCCTGCCTAAGCAGTCGGCGGATGCAGTGACTTGACCGCTGGCCGGGGACGGGGTAGGCTATCCGTACCTTGAAGTTTCATAGGCGGACTTCCGCCCCGTCAGCGCGCTTTTTTTATGCCCGGCGTTCGCCCGAACGAGGGGCTACCCCAGCAGCTTAGGCGGGGTAGGATGAGGAACGGTAAATAACCAATAGCCGTCCGAGTTTCCTATGACACTCAAGGTGAGTCCTATCCCGCCGCTCTTATGAGCGGTATACCTTGAAGTTATAGGAGTTGTACTCATGAGCAGTAATCCCCTTGTTATTACGCCTATTGACGGCGAACCCCGCATTGATTCCCGCCTTGTTGCTGTTCAGCTTGACGTAGACCATAAGAACACCCGCGAGCTTATTGAAAAATATTCTTCGCAATTTGAAGAACTTGGAATACTACGGTTTGAAACCGCTAAACCTCCGCAAGGTTCATTGGGCGGGCGCCCAGAGAAGTTCTACCTGCTCAACGAAGATCAGACCTACTTCCTGATGACGCTGGCGAGGACCACTGATCAGGCGGTAGAGCTTAAGAAGCGGCTGGTCCAGGCCTTCAGCGAGTGCAGGCGCCAAGTACAGGTCGGACAGTCCATGTCTCCTGCCTCACGCCTGGCCGCGTTCGATGCGCTTAAACTCGCCAAGGAGGGCGCGCGGGTCGCGCGCATCTTTGGTTTCACGGGGAACATGGTGGCGCTGTCCGCCGATTGCTTCGCCAAGCGCCTGACCGGCATCAGCGTGTTGGAGTACATGGGCACGACGCATTTGCTGGCTGATGAACGTGGACGCACCTATACGCCGACCGAACTGGGTAAGTTGTGTACGCCACCGCTGACGGCGGTCAAGTTCAATCTGTTGTTGGAAGGTGCCGGTTTGCAAGCCAAGGAGTTTGACCACTGGTTGCCGACCGATGCGGCGAGCGGGCTGTTTGAGTGGCTGGACACAAACAAGCGCCACAGTGACGGAACTCCGGTCAAACAAATCCGCTGGTTCAAGGCGGTGCTGGAACGGCTTTACCCCAGCCAGAAGGAGGCCGCATGACCTCCGACCGCACGCTGAACCTGGAAGCCCTGCTCGATCTCCCATCGCCTGCGCGCCCACTGCCCCAGCCTGAACCGGCATTGACGTGGGCGGCGCCAGGGCGGCGCTTGGCTGGACCGCCGCGCAGGGTTTTTTATTCCGGCAATAATTCCGGCAACCGAAACTTACCGGAATAAAACAATATAACTTATTGACTCGTTAGCAGTTTCTAATCCCGGCAATAGTTCCGGCAACTCTTTATTACCGGAATTCTGGACAGTACCCGAAACCCCTCGTAAACTGCGGCGTACCTTAACTAAATTCAGGTACGCTTAATGACTACTAACGATTCTCACATTCCCGCCCGTCCCGGAATCGCGGACTTTTGGGCGGCCCCTCCTGATGCGCTATTCCCTCGTGTAGCCGTCGCCTCCGTTCTCTCGAAGTCAGTGAGTTGGCTTGAGCGGGCTGCATTGACCGGTGATGGCCCCGCTTTCTGCAAGCTGGGGCGGCATTCCCTATACCGAAAACGCGACGTTCTCGAATTCATCGAGAAAACCGCCTCGCGCCGGGTCACTTCAACATCGGAATTGCAGGGGGATCCAGCGGATTAGCGGGTTGGTCGCCCCAGCCTGAGCCGGCATTGACCCAGCCCGCGCCAGGGCGGCGCCTAAATTGCGCGCCAAATAACCGGAAACAGAATCAATGAGTTAGCTCCGGTTTGTTGGCGCGATTTGGCTTGGATTTGGCGCGATTTGGCGCGATTTGACGCCATGGTAACTACGAAAAATAATTCACTCCCCCTATTGACACAGTTACGAATCTGGGTTAGTCTAGAACCATGAACAGCGGCATGGGGCCGCTGGGAACTGGAGAAAGACGATGAACACCACAGAATATAGAATTCGCCCAGTCAGATATGCGACCCGGCTTTTCGGGGCCGACCGACCGGTAAAAACGGAATGGGTCGTCGAGCAAAAGAGGGATCGTCTTCCAGATGTAGACGAGTACCAGCATGACGGCTGGGTACAAATAACTTCTGGTATCACCGAGATCGAGGCAAAAAAATACTTTGCCCGCTGGCTGAACGCTGAAGTTTCAAACGCCGCAACGGCGGCGGATTTCGGCTAACCCACCCACCCCCATCCCGCCGCCCTCCGGGGCGGCTCTGAGGAGAATAGAAATGAACGCACACAAACAGATCAAGGCGGCGCTAAGGGATGTTGATTACCGGCTCCCCATAGGGGAGTACGGGCGCCTGGTGATGTGGATAGACACTGCCGGCGGAATACGCGCCCGGATTGACGAGGAATCCCGCCGCGACGCGGCCTATGTGGTCCGGTTGGTCCGGCTGGACAACACGGAAGGCAAGTTGTCGGCGCGCGGCGCGGTGCGCGCGCTGCTGGAAGCGGAGCCAGAAATCCGCCGCCAACTCGAAGAGGATGCCGCCCGCGACGAGACGGCGGCGGCGATAGTAGCTGTTGACCGCGAGCGGCGCGATGCGACGGAGCGCAATCGCCGGCCAATGCCAAGCTGGCAAAAGCGATAACCCACCCCCACCCGCCGCCCTCCGGGGCGGCTTTGAAGGAGAAGGAAATGACTGCTTACCGTGCTACCCGTTCTGGCGAAAAGCCGGGGGTCCTGTTTGACAGCAGGACCACTAGCGCCGCCAAGGCGCGCGCCAGCCGGGCGTTAGAGGCCGGCGCATTTGCCGGCCAGAGCATCACCCTGATCGAGCTGTATGTGGATCAGGATGGCATTCTCGTTCGCACTGATCGCGTATGGAAGAAACAGTACGGGCAATGGCGTGCCTATGGAGACGCCCAATGAAGATCATTGATCGAGACCACGGCGACGTGACCGTCGCCGACGCGGAGATTATTAGCCGCGTCAACCCATACTATGTGCTAGGGGGCGGTCGCCCGCTCCCGATCGTTTTGCTGGAGGAAAGCGCGGACGGCCAAGTGGCCCGCGCCTGGTTTACCCGCTGGCTCCGCGCCAGCACGCAGGAACAGATCGAGTTTTGTGGGGCTGGGCTGTTCTGGAGTCCGCCATGACCCCCGCCGCCGCCCTCCGGGCCATGCGCCCGGTTCGCTCCTACAACTGCGCCCAGTGCGGGCGCGGGTTTACCGCGTCGGATGAAAGGGCGCGGTATTGCAGCAATAGATGCCGCCAGGCCGCGAAGTATCAGCGGGTCAAGGCGGCAAAAAAGTAAAAGCCCACCACCCACAAACCCGCCCCTCGGCGGGTTTTTTGTGTCTGCGTACCTATTTTTTAGGGGAATGCAGCACGGAGTATTGACAGCGACGGGGAAATGTGATTATTAGAATATTAGAATATTCTAATATACTGATGGATAGAGCGATGCCGGCAGGCCGACCAACTAAATATCGAGCAGAGATGTGTGACCGGGCGTATGAGGCGCTCTGTACGGGCGGCACCCTGGCGCATGTCGCTGTGGCGCTGGATGTGGATGAGGAAACGGTAGAAATTTGGCGCGGTAAACACCCTGAATTTTCCGTAGCGATAAAAAGGGGTCTCGCCCACGCAAAAATTCTATGGCTAGAAAAAAAAGAAAACGGAATGAGTCCCGGGTGTTGGGTATTCAGTATGAAAAATATTTTTCAGTGGCGCGATACCCAAACTACGGAGCATACCGGGGGGATTAACGTGAATGTCCGGTTGAATATGACGGGGAATGATCCTCGTGGAACAGATTGACATTCAGTACACAGCGCCCCCTACAGCGGCCCGAATGCACGCTGATGATTCGTTTGTGCGGGGTATTATGGGGCCAATCGGCAGTGGAAAATCAGTCGCGTGCGTGATGGAGATTATGGCGCGGGCTATGCGGCAAGCGCCCGGCTCGGACAAAATCCGCAGAACGCGCTGGGCGATCATTCGCAACAGCTATCCTGAATTGCGCTCCACCACCATCAAAACCGTTTTGGACTGGTGGCCGCCGGCGCTCTGTATGATGCGCTGGGATGCGCCGATTACCGGGCGCATTCGGTTTCCGCTCGGTGATGGAACGCAGTTGGATACTGAGTTGTTTTTCCTGGCGCTGGATTTGCCCAAAGACACGAAAAAGCTGTTGTCGCTCGAATTGACCGGAGCCTGGGTCAATGAGGCACGCGAAATTGACAAAACGATCATTGATACCGTGACCTCCCGTGTGGGGCGCTATCCGTCCAAACGCGCGGGCGGGCCTACGTGGTCGGGCGTAGTGATGGACACCAATCCGCCCGACGAAACCCATTGGTGGTATCACCTGGCGGAAGAAAACACCCCTCCCGACTGGAAATTCTGGCGTCAGCCGCCCGCGCTGTTTTTGCGCGAGGGGCAATACCGCATCAATCTCTCCGCAGAAAATATCCAGCATCAACCGCTCGGCGGCGACTATTGGCTGCGGCAGGTAGGCGGCAAAACCCCGGAGTGGATTCGGGTCTATCTGATGGGCGAGTACGGAACTGTGCTCGCGGGAAAGGCGATTTTTTCCGACAGTTGGAACGACCAACTACATGTGGGCGATGTGTTGCCGTTGCCGCGCCATGAAATTATTTGCGGCTGGGATTGGGGATTGACGCCGGCGTGCGTCATCGCGCAGGTGTCCCCCCAAGGGCAGCTACGGATATTGGATGAGATCATCGGGAATAATATCGGCGTACAGCAGTTCGCGGATGGATTTGTCCGGCCATTGCTGAAAACCAAATACCGGGATAGTCCGCAAACCCATATTGGCGATCCAGCAGGCCGCCAACGCAGCCAGACCGATGAGCGTACCGTGTTTGACGAATTGGCGCGGATTGGCATTTCAGTGCTGCCGACTAATAATAACAGTCCACTGGCGCGATGGGAGGCGGTTCGTTATTTCCTGACCCGCCTGGTTTCGGGTCAGCCGGGATTGGTATTGGATCGGTCCTGTAAAACGTTGCGCAAAGGGTTTAGCGGCGGGTATCGGTTTCGCCAGTTGCAGGTTTCCGGTGATACTCGCTACAGCGAACAGGCCGACAAAAACGAGTACAGCCATTGTCACGATGCACTGGGGTATCTGTGTCAATATCTGCGTGAGCCGACGTTTTATAATACTGAGCCTGCGATTGACGCCGGCGTCATCGCGTATGACACCGTAGCTGGATATTGACATGCCGATTCCCTCCTCCGCGATTCAGGGCAAATTAGACGAACTGGGCGGGATGCTCCGGCAAAAAGCGGTGGCCCAGGCCGGGGCCAAATACACGATTGAACAGCGCTGGCTAGAAGATACCCGGCAGTATCACGGTCAGTATTCTGAAGAAACCGAGGCGCGATTGACGGCGGACAAAACCGGCGCCAGCCGGATTTTTATCAACCTCACGCGCCCGAAATGTGAAGCGCTGGAGTCGCGGCTGGCGGAAATGCTGTATCCCACGGATGATCGGAACTGGGAAATCATTCCGACGCCGAACCCTGAACTGGCCGCGAATTTGCGTTCGCCGAATCCCGCCGCCGTCGAGTCCGC